CCGTCGTACATTCCCTGAGCTCATCACTAACGATATCGTTGGTGTTCAGCCCATGAGTGGTCCAGTTGGTCTTGCATTTGCTCTTCGCTATGCTTACCAGTCTGATACCCTTGGTACAGGTACTGATGGTAAGACACCAGCTGTTGCAGCTGCTGCAGGCGTTCCACACAATGGCGCTGCAGGTCTTAATAACTCAGAGCTCGGTTATCAGCTTCTTGATACTCGTTTCACTGGTGCATCTGGTAATAACCAGCTTTCCGGTGCTACTGGTTACTGGAATTTCAACGGTAACGATCAGGGAGTTGCACAGATTCTTTCTGCGTTCGAGGTTACAGGTGATATTCCACAGGTTGAAGTTAAGTTCGAAAAGACAGCAGTTGAGGCCGGTACACGCCGCCTTGGTGCTCGTTGGTCAGTCGAGCTTGAGCAAGACTTGAAGAACATGAACGGTATCGATATTGACGCTGAGATCACTAATGCAATGAGCTACGAGATCCAAGCTGAAATCGACCGTGAGATGCTTATGCGCATGATTCAGTCTGCACTTGGTGCTGGCTATGGTCCAGGTTTCTCGGTCTGGTCACCTGCTTCTGCAGATGGTCGCTGGCTCGTTGAGCGTAACCGTGACTTCTATCAGCGTTTGATTATCGAAGCTAACCGTATTGCTGTTCGTAACCGTCGTGGTGCTGCTAACTTTATCGTTGCTACCCCACGTGTATGTGCTATCCTTGAGATGCTTCCTGAGTTCCAGTGGGTCCCAGTTGCTGGTGACGTCAATACTCAGCCAGTAGGTATCGGTAAGGTTGGTTCAATCGGTGGTCGTTTCAACGTTTACCGTGATACCCGTACTGAGTCCACTTACAACACTGGCTACGGTCAGACTGTTGGTGGTGGTGGTACATCTGGTATTGAGTACGCACTTCTTGGATATAAGGGACCTGAGTTCTATGACACAGGTATTATTTATTGCCCATACATCCCGGTAATGGTACAACGTACAATCGGACCTAACGACTTCGCACCACGCGTAGGCTTGCTTACACGTTATGGAGTTGTTGATAACATCTTCGGTAGTAATCTTTATTATCACGTTATTATCGTACAGAATCTTGGCGCTGAGTTTACTCCGGGTTCAAGCTCTGTTTACTTCTAAGATTAACGCTTAGTATAACATTAACCAGGACGGGTCCAGAAATGGACCCGTTCTTTTTTTGTAAAAAATAGACTTGATTGAATAAATATTAACATATGAAATTTACTAACATTACTCTAAACGGGACTGGTGAATCCGGAGCAAGAAGTGGTCAAGGACTTCGACGTTTTGAACATCACTATGTTCAAGATTCAGGCTGGGCTCTTGGCACAACCGCTGATAATGCTGTTAATACAGATTACTATGCTGTATGGAATACGTTTCCAACGATGACAGGTACCAACGTTAACATCGGAGCAATTAATACATCTGGTACAGAGCTTTCTGCTATTGGTATTTCTCAACTGACTATTAGATCAAAGTCCGGGTATACAGGAGGTATTCTTGACTTGGCTATTATTCGTAAAGATGATGGTAAAGCTGTATCGATTACCTTTCCTGCTTCTGCTTTACCTACTACTAATGCTACAACTATGGGGTCTTCTTCTCTTATAATGCTTTCTGCTGGATATACCGGTGCAGGTCGTAAAGCTCAGATTAAAGTAATTCCACCACAGCAAGGACCAGCAACTCCTGAACATAGTCGCAAGCGTCTTTTAGGATACTAAATTTTAAGTTAGTTACATATTAAAAAGAACGGTAGGTGCTGTGTACCTACCGTTTCTTGTTGCTCAGACCCTGTCTAAGCCTATTTTACCTGTTCTACATGTATATTTACAGTGTGGTTTTTAACCTTCTAGAGCCTCTAGTCTAGCTGTTAGATTATCAATAACAGCCTGTTGTTCTTGCATACCTTTAACAAGAATAGGTATGATATGCTCTCCAGTATAACCAAGTTGATCTGGATTATCAGTAGATACGATAACATTATCTTCACCTTCAAGAGCAAGAACATCTTGAGCAATAAATCCATGACGCTTACAGCTAATAGAACCTTCTGGATCACTTCTATCTGTAATCATATTAAATGTTTTTGGCTTAAGATTTCCTATAAAACTTAAACCATGCTCAATATCACAAATGCATGTTTTATCTCTTCTATCAGATACAGTGGAGAAAGTACCATGTGAGCATACTTTAGTTAAACTACTATTACCAATTTTTGCTATGTTAGAACCGCAACCATAAGCACCTGAACCAATAACAATAGAGTTTGTATCATTAACGTTCTGAGGGTAAGCAGCACAACCAATGTAAATACTCTTTGTACCGTCTGTGTTATTAGCACCACTACCATAAAGGGTACCAGCTTGCCAACCAATAGCAACGTTACAACTACCAGATTGCAGCGAGCCTAGAGCGCAACGACCAATAGCAACATTACTTGCACCGGTGACAACTCTACCGGCTCTATAACCTAACAACACGGAGTGCTGAACAGCGGTACCAGCAGCACAACCAGTTTCTAAACCTATTGCAACATTATATAGAGATGTGCATGCTGACTGCATTGCATATCTACCAATAGCAACGTTACACGAACCACTTGATACATCCTCTAGAGCACTATCACCAATAGCGACGTTAGAGGTACCTGTACCAACTGCAGTATTACTTGGGTTACGTGACTCCATTGCCTTCTTACCAATAGCAATGTTTTGACTACCTGAAGTAATACCTCGCCCAGCTTGATCACCAAACACTAAGTTTGAACTACCACCAGCAATACTAAATCCAGCAATAGCACCAATAGCAACGTTATTACTACCAGTTGTTGTATTCTGCAAAGCTTGTGCACCAATTGCCATGTTACTACTACCGGTACTATTGTTTAACAAAGTACACTTACCAATAGCAACGTTATTAGAACCAGTTGATGTACCGCTACCTTTTAGTGCTTGACAACCAATACCAATGTTATTGGTAGCTGTCACCTTCGCGCAACCAGCGTGATAGCCGATCATTACACTATCTGCACCAGTTGTATTAGATTTTAAAGCATATTCCCCTAAAGCAACGTTACCGGCACCGGTAGTATTGGAACATAAAGTTGCAAAACCTATACCGGTGTTGTTATTTCCGGCACATGTATTAGCTAAAGATCTAAACCCAATGGCAACGTTGTTATTACCAGTTGTTACCGCATTTTGACCTAGAGCCTCTTGACCAAGTGCTAGATTACGAATACCGGAAGTAATTCCCTTACCACCATTCTCACCGATACCAATATTATTAACAGCAGTTGTATTACATAAAGCATGCAATCCTAACGCTACATTACTACCACTAGAAACAGTGGATTTTAGCGCGCAACCTCCAATAGCAATATTACTACTAGCAGTTGTTGCTGATCCAAGAGCATTATTACCAACAGCAAAGTTTAGCCCACCAGTAGTATTATTTTGAAGCGCGTTACATCCAATTGCTGTATTGTGACTACCGGTTGTAGAATCTTGTAAAGCTCTGTTACCAATTGCATGGTTGTGACTACCGGTTGTATTATAATACAATGCTAAGGAGCCGATTGCTACATTACAACCACCTGTAGTATTAGTACGTAGGCTTTCTTTACCAATTGCTACGTTACAATTACCAGTTGTATTATTATACAAAGCAACACCACCGAGTGCTGTATTGTGACAACCGGTTGTATTATAACGCATTGTTTGACTACCAATTGCTATGTTATCACTAGCAGCGCTGTTAGCGCCACTATACAAGGCAAGATAACCGGCCGCAAAGTTATTATCACCTGTTGTTGCTTCATAACGAGCACTTGTACCTAATGAGACATTACAACTACCGGTTGTGTTTTTATACCCTGCTCCGTCTCCTATAGCTACGTTTTGTTGACCGGTAGTATTATCATACATCGGACTAGCACCTATAGCAACGTTACGAAGGCCAGTAGTATTCATTCGTAGAGAGGCAAGACCTAAAGCAACGTTAAGCTCTCCAGTAGTGGTTGAGCATAAAGATACATGACCAATTGCAAGATTATAATTAGCAGTAGTATTTTTATTTAAAGCGTCATTTCCTAATGCAATATTATGACAACCGGTTGTATTAATTTTTAAAGAATCCTCACCTATTGCAATGTTACAACCAGCAGTTGTATTAGCGCATAAAGCGTTTTTACCAATTGCAGTATTACTGCAACCGGTTGTGTTGTCATGAAGAGAATATTCACCAATAGCAGTGTTATAACTACTGGTTGTATTAGACTTTAAAGCCTCACAACCGATTGCCAAGTTATAACCCCCTGTTGTATTAGCGCATAAAGCTAGTTTTCCAATCGCATAGTTGTGACCACCGGTAGTATTTCTAAACATTGTATCACAGCCGAATGCAACGTTATTTGAACCAGTTGTATTTTGATTTAAAGTCCTATAACCTAATGCTACATTAAAACTACCAGTAGTGTTCTTTTCCAATGGAGCAGTACCTATAGCAACATTTCGTGCTCCTGATGTATTGCAATACAACGCATAATAACCTATGGCTGTATTTTGATCACCGGTTGTGTTATTAGCCAACGCCAGAAAGCCGGAACCAAAGTTATAATTTCCTGTAGTGTTGTTAATCAACGTTTGATGACCTAGCGCTACGTTATCATGCCCGGTAGTATTATTTATCATCGGTAATCTACCTATTGCAACGTTGCAACCACCGGTAGTATTACCACATAGCGCTGAAGGTCCTATAGCTACGTTACAACTACCAGTTGTATTACCACATAATGAATTAATCCCGATACCTACATTAGAAGCTCCAGTAGTATTATTACAGAGAGCTATATAACCTAATGCAGTGTTATGAGCACCGGTAGTAATACCTATCATCGCTGCTTGTCCCACAGCAAAGTTATAACTCCCTGAAGAGCTAGCGGCGCCGCGAAGAGCATTTTCACCAATAGCCGTGTTATAATTACCGGTTGTATTACACTGCATAGCCTGACTACCAGCAGCAAAGTTATAACCGCCTGTAGTATTTCGATACATAGCTACATAACCTATAGCCGTATTACGGGTTCCTGTAGTATTATATGCTAATGCATACTGAGTGATCGCTGTATTATGGTAACCAGTGGTGTTATGATACAAAGCTTGAAAGCCAATCGCGGTGTTACAACCACCAGTAGTATTGCAATACAATGCAAGCGATCCAATTGCAGTATTACAACCACCAGTAGTATTACATCTCATTGTTTGCGGTCCGATAGCAACGTTACTTCCACCGGTTGTATTGCATTGCATAGAGATATATCCAATAGAAGTGTTACAAGCACCGCCGTAATTTGCGTAAAGTGTTTGACAACCAAGACTAACGTTATTGGTAGCTGAGATCGCGAATCGGCTAGACTCAGCACCTATAGCAATGTTACTAGTACCAGTAGTATTTTTACATAGAGCTGCATCACCGAAGGCAACGTTATTAGTACCAATGGTATTGTGCTGCATTGCTGTTGGACCAAT